TGATGCATCTTTATTCGTGTAGTGGTTTGGGTATTTGTCCCTATGTTTTGTTTGACTATTACCCATCCGCTATATCCTCCTGTATGTACCGCCGTACCACATTTGTAGTTCAGTAGGTCGACAAATCTACGGAGTAGGTCGGTTTCCTGATGCTTGATTATCCCTGTCTCGTGGTTTCCGTAGTGGATGACCTTGAGTATATCCGCGTATGGGGCAAACCAATCGACTGCGCTCTCCACGACTGAATCGAGATACCTCGCGTTATTGTGCTCGGGTCTGATGTCGGATTTGTTTCGGCGATTGTCTCCCCTCCCTTGCATGAGGCAAAATGTGTCCCCATTCAATATCACGGGGATGTTTTTCCCCTTGCAGTAGTCGAGATGTTTTTTCAGGAGGTCTCGGTCGCAGTGTGGATTATCCCAGTGTAGGTCACTCATCATAGCGATTTTGGTAGTATCGCCGTGCGTTATCAATTCGTGTACGTTTCTTGAGTGCTTTCTTACCTCCATTTTATGCGTTTTAAGGTTATTTTATAGTCAAAGGTATGGGTTTATCCCATATATAGTACAAAAGTCGCTCAGAATGTCTCCTATAGGGTAATTTTTTCACCTGTTTTGTTAACCTTGAGGCTTTTTTTGTTGTTTTCAAGCAGGTAAAATGACTGATTCGGAATCCGAGCCATATCATCATTTGTATCATAGGGCAAATCAATCAAATCGCTTTCCGTGGTTACGATTGCATGCTTGAGATTATACTCCCTGATGAGGTCATCATGTTTACCGCCGTAGGAGGCAGTCAGGGTCAAATTGGATGGGATGGATGAGATTCGATTCACCCAATAATTGATTGATTTGGTATATGCCCACATCTCGACATCAGGATTCTCTCTCGCGATTTCGAGCCACATGTCAAAATATGCCTGATTGAAAAAATCTCCCGAGGCATGGATTCGGATTGCCTTGACCCCTTTCGGTAGGGTCGGTTTGTTCCCGTTTTTGACCCATTCAAAATTTGACCATCGATGATTTCTGACCGCAGGGAATCGCTCGGGAGCGGATGCATAGCATCGGTATTTTGTCGACTTGTTTTCAAATTTTCCCGTTTCTCGATTCACTTTGACAAGGCACTCAAGTGCGAAAGGGCAGGTATGTCCAGTGGGCAAATTCCACTCGTAAACGACCCCTGAATAATACCTCACATTTTTGACAAATTTCATGATTTTTGTGTTTTTTCGTTTGTGTTATGGTTGATTTTTGACCCCCTCTGAATCCCTATGCAGGATAGCGAAACGCACATCTCTAAATTTTAATATACTGATATAGCAAAGGGGTCAAAGTGCGTTAAATCGCTTAAAAAGTACCTCAAAACGTATTTGCTATTTTTGTACATTTTGATAAAAAAGGGTCATTTTTCTGACTCAAATTCCTTGATTTTTGACTCCGAAATGAACGCTTTTAGAGGGTAAAATACCAGTGAATTTCGATACCCTCCCTCATGGGTCGGAACTATCGGCGTGACCCCGTGAACATTTTTCCAAGCAGGATAAACCAACATCGAATTGTCACAGGAATCCATGGTCGCTCCGTAATCGGGTACGCTCGTATTTCCACCCGTTGCGTTTTGTTTTTTTGCGATAATCACATTTACACATCCGACAATATTTCCTGCATCCCGATGAAACGGGGCCGATATGTTAAAGTTTGAAATCGAGGAGGTCCACAGGTTACCGAATCTCCATTCCTCGGGTACATGCTTTTGAAAAATCTCATTTTGCTGATGCCATACGTTAGGGGTGATTAGCCTGATTATTTTCTCACTCTCATTGGCTAACATTAGCATAGCCTTGATAAACGTTTGAGCGCTCTTAACCCCGTGTACTGAACTGATTGAGTTGTAAGGCCTCCGATTATGAGGTCGAGCAGGTACGCTACCTATGATGGTACTATACTGCTGAACGCTACCCTTACCATGTTGGCCACTTGTACGACCCATCTCCGATTTTGGTACTCGTTTTGACCTTAATTCAATATCACATATATTCGCCAATTTTCCTGCCTTTTCCGAGTATTTTGATATGTCCTTTATGTAGAAACCAATCGGGACCCCATCCTCGTAGAAAATCGTGTCCTCGGTTATATTAGGCTCAATATGTCCGCATTTATCCCCTATCTTTACATCGTGGGGTATTTTAATTAGGTCAAGTCGTTTCATAGTTTTTCCTTTTCCTCCTTTAATTTTTCTACTAAAAATCCACCGATATACAGGCCTTGGGACCTCCAAAATTTGACTATCTCAAAAGCCTCCTCGTAATGTTCAAACTCAAACTCGATTTGAATCGCTTTTTTTACGCCTCCAGTGAATGCATCGAGTTCATCACCCAAATCCTCCTCATCCAAAATTGAGTAATCCTCGGTATCCATGAACTTTGGAATATCCATCCCCCAATCAGTGAGTAGGTCCTCATCCCATGTATTGGCTAAGTCATCCCAGTCCCAATCACCAAAGCCTACATTATCCTTGATGAGAAACTCGTTTTTTTGTTCCTCGGTCCATTCATCCGCGATGATTATCGGCACATGCTCGAAATTTAACTCTCTGAGCGCTTTTAAGCGCATATTACCCCCCAACACTACGAATTTACCATCTGAGTCGGTAAACACGATGAGAGGGCGTTTATTGAGCATATCAGGAAACTCCTCGATGCTCTTGACAAGTTTTTTGAATTTGTAGTCCCTGATAGTTCGCGGATTCCTTGGATTTGGTTTGATTTGATTAATCGGTACAATTTGCATGATGGCTAAATAATTGATGAGATGATAAAGTATATACCGACTGATATGCCAATGACCACCACCCGTATGAGTGAGTTTGTCATCGCTTTGGAATCGAATAGCCATTTTTGAATCGGATGTATCTCGGCTAATGGGAAAAGCAGGGTAATGACCCTATCCAAAAAGTACACCGAGAAAATTATCGGTAGCGCTAAAATTGTGAGCGCGATTTTGAGTTTTTTATTCATATTTTGATTGATTAATTATGATTTTGCCATCGGAGAATGAATCCACATCGACCCGATTGTACATCAGGAATTTAGCAAATGTATCGATACTCCGATTTGAGATTTCAGATTTGTAGTAAATGACTGATTTTTTTTCACCCCATGCATCATTAAACGCCAGTGCATGCCGATTCACACCGAGCACCTCAGCGAGTTTGTATATCATGCGTTGAGTCGGATACCCGTTCTCGTATTCCCTTGTCATCGGTACAAATATAGTATAATTACAATAAATGCAAATTTTTCACAAAAAAAAAGGGGAGCATGTGCCCCCCTCGGTTAATCGTTAATACTGCGCTAAATATCGACCTATCTTTTCGAGAGTCCCTGAATGGAGTCCCTTTGATTCATTCCCTGAATACAGGTATAGCCATAACTGATTTTGATGTACACCCGCCTCCTTGCTGAACGCGTTGAGGCTCATGTCATGTTTATCCATGTGCTTGAGAATCTTTTCCCTGATAAGTCCGTTAATGTTTGCGAGGTCTTTCGTTGTCATGGTTAAAATGGTAAATCATCATCAACACTATCTCCAGTCGGTCTGCGTTCAGGTTGCGCAGGCGCTACATATGGCTCGCTGATGTTTACGCTAAAATACTTGACCCCTTTGTCAGATTCCCTGAGCCATAAAGCCACATCGAACTCCTGACCATTTACATTGATTCCACCCTTGTAGTCGGGATGCGTTTCTGCGCTTTTCTTGTCGTTTTTGAAAATTGCGCCTTTGTTTGGTTTGTTTGTCATATTACTGAATTAAAAAGATTACGATAAAACTGCCTACCATGTAGCCAATGGATAAAGCGAGTGCCATATGCATGCGCTCCGTCCAATTTTTTGACTCCACCATATACCCTGCAAATGGGAGGCTGATGAATGGCGCTATTCCTGCAAAAAATAGCATGCCGATTGCGTTTTGCGTTGATACAAAACTGATGTAAAACGTAGAGCATATCTCGATTATGAGTGCGCTCAATCCTATGATTAGATATTTTTTCATATGCCTAACTCGTTATTTCCTCCTGACTGCTCAATGGTTAACTCAAATTTGAACTGAGGGGACATCAGGTCAGTATACTCATCGATGCCTCGATTTAACCACTGCTGAAATTTTTCCCGTCTGCGTTTGTCCGCGATTTCCCTGCGTGCATCCTCGTTGGATACAAACACATAAATCGTGTACCATGACGAGCCTTTTTGAAACATGCCCGCCTCAAAGAGTAGACCCGTATCGGCTAATATCGAGATAGTCGCAGTGAGTGACTGATGGCTCATGCCCAGTGCATCCCTCATCTCGTAGATGGATGTACCACCTATTCCTGCATCCTGAATGTATTTCAACACCCTCACTATGTTGGATTTGATTGCGCCCGTGCGTAACTGCTCGAGCCATGTTTGTGCTTTTGCTTTCATTTTTTTAGTCGTTTAATTTTACGTTATATTCGTTTAGTGATTCCCTTAATCCGTCCCTGATTTTTTCGATGATTTGATTTTGTTCCTCGGTATAATCGCCGTATTTGCACATGGCTCTGAGTTCGGTTTGCAGGTCGTACAATACGCCCCACATCGCGACCGATTGCACTGCCGTTTCATATTCAAATTTGTCCTCAGGTAGGTTGAATTCGAGTATCGCTTTCATATCTTTGAGATTTCGTTCATAATTTCAGTTAGTCCTATCGCTGATATATCTCTCATCGTTTCGCTCATCCCATCAGGGAGCACATGCCATCGCTTATCATTGAAATCGTATAGCATCCAAAAATAATCAGCGTTAAAACATGCCACCTCTACCGATGTGACACCTTTGTCGCAGTACGTTCCATCTCCCCAATTTACCGAGATAGTACATCCGTTTGGGTACTTGATTTGAAACCTGTGTTTTTCGTTATTGACGAAACTTTTCATACGTTTTGATTTAGTGATTTGTAATACTTTTCGTAGATTTCGCGAGCACCCTCGACCCTCAATCGAATAGCCTCGATGACTGAATCATCGCGCTCGATTTTGAATATCTTTACCCGTTTGTTTTCAGGGATGGAATCAAATACCAACTGCTTGTTGGCGATGCCCTCCCCTATCTCCAACATCTCATCAAATGATTTGCCGTGATACGCAGGTAACGGATGCAAATTGTATGCGATTTTTTCTGCCTCCTTGTATACCATGTGAGTCGGAGCGGATGTCAAGGTATAAATCAGGTATGAATGGGTATACCCACTCAACCACATGTACGTTTGCAGTTGGTGATAGTAGTCCTTGTTTGGGACATCGGATTCAAACCATGGAAAAGTCGACCCATCCCATGAATTTTTCACATCGATTAGGTAGCCGTTATCAAGTACATCAGGCTCACCCGTTGCCCATTGATTAAACCATCTTTTTTTAGGCTTATCGAGGTCGATTTCCCATCCCGTGACTCGCTTAATCATCTCCAGTGAATCAGCCTCATTTATGATGCCTTTCTCGATGTGTTTGGAGGTCACATGCTTATCGATTCCGAACTCATTAAACAATACCGCATCCTGAATGATTTTCATCGCAGTTGCGCCCCATTCCGAGCCTCCTCGACCCTTTGTCATCAGCCCCCCAACTTGGGAGGCTCTGACTAACCATGCGTGCGATGTCATTGTGGTACTATTTCGCTAATGGTGATTATCTGATTCGGACTCAAAGCATATTCATCGGATGCCCTTTCACGGGTCATCGTACCTGATTGAATCGCTCCGCATAACCGCAGGAACTCGTTATGATTGAGTGCTCGTTTTTTTGGCGCTTGCATCTGCTCACCTGAGGCATCCGTGTCCTTGTCGGATACGATACCCAAAATCGATGAGATTGAATACCTGCGCAAATAACTGATAGCCGACCCGAGCACCTGAAAATCATTCATGCCTTTGAGAATTACTCCCTCAGGGATGTCGATGCTTGATTCAATGGTCTCTCCAGTGTCGATGTGAAACACAATCGTGCGCACTGATTTCCCGTCCAATGGCTGAGTGAATCCTAATCGCCATTTAGCCAATAGCGGATTGATTTTGTTCAGGATGGTCGGTAGGTCGGCGTAGGTATATCCGTACCCCTTTGTTTGTTGCAGGATGACAGGACATTCCTGCTGAAATCCTGCTATAGCCTGTTTGATGTTGGTCGGAGTCGTTTGCTCGATGAATGGCACTGCCATCTCTTGCATAGGGTCATGCTCCAATACCCTCTCTACTTGTTGCTTTGTTCTGCTCATGATTTTGATTAATTAATTATTACAAATTTAAGTTTTTTTATTGAATGTACGGCTCTTTACCTTATATTTTGTATAGATTTCGAGTAGTTCATCCTTTGTGAATTTACGGGTCTCATTCGATACCGAATCGAGTCGGTCAAGTTCATCCGTTCCGATACGTTCTGATATTCTTTTCCTGTACTCTAACAGGTTGCCGTGTAGGTCACGATTGCACCTAACGCACTGCCCGTGAACATTTGACTCATCGAATCTGAGAGACCAGTGGTTATTTGCGTTGTAAAAATGCCCTGCATCAAATTTGCGACCCATCAGGGATACCCCACACGATACACACCCTTTCTCCCCATCCCTGAGCCTGATAAATTGATTGAAAACTACCTGAGATTTTTTGACCCAATCCTGAGTAGTCATCAAATCGGTTTTCATCGTTTTAAGTCGTTTCGCCTGAATTTTGACCTCATTTGCTTTGATTTGCCGTAGTTTCTCGAGTGCCTCTATGTATTTGCACTCCTGACCCCAACAAACGCGCTCTAATCGGCTAAAACGAGGCTCAAATGAACTTTTGCATATCTTACAACGTTTCATAATGTGATTTTTGACATCAAAGATGCGTTTTTTTGCCTTAACTCCCTCACCTCGACCTCCAATTTGATGTTGGCGAGATGGGAGGCGTTTAACGTCCTTTCGAGAGTTCCCCACTCATCCCGAGCCAATCGAATGAACTCGCACGCCTCGAGACACATCCGCTCCGCATCTCTCATCGATGTGATGAGGTCTGAACGTGTTGGATGCTTTTGCTCAATCTCCTCCCTGCTCGCTCTGATTTTGTGCCATAAAAAATCCGTTTGATGTTGGATTTTTAGTAGATATAGTTCCCTATCCATGATTAAAATTTGAATTTGTTTGATGTCTCTCGATTTGGTCGATGCCTGCCCAGTGCATCCGCTCCCTGAATCACGAATCCGAGTCCGTTATTGAACTCGCATAAAATTGGCTCATTCAGGCGATTGATTGCGCCTCCCGTTTCTACGTCCTTGATTTTCTCAGCGCTGAACATCGTGTAGTATCTCATGCTCTCATGCTTGACAAGTCGGTGAATCACAAACATGTCATCACATCGATTTAGGAACGCTTTGCCCCCCTCTATGTGGTCTTTGAGCGGAGGTTTTAGATGCCCTTTCCATTCGCCATCAGGATACAGGTTGCCTGCCCTCCCTGATTCGGAATTGGGATGCGTATTGATGTAGATGGTTTTCCCTGTTCGGTTGCAAAAGTCCCGAGCCATGTTCAAAAATCGGTAGTTACCCTCATACGTCATGTCCCTGTCAAGTCCCGTAAATGGGTCTATCAGGCAGGCATCTACATCAGCCTCCTCAAATATCCGCAGGAGCGCATCAGGTTTGTAGAGAATCTTGTTATCAACAAATACAAAAAATTGCTCAAGGTAGGTAGCAGTCGACATGATTTCATGTTCGGTTAATTCGGTGAACTTTACACCCCGATACATCTGAATCATATCCCTAAGTATTTGACCCTTGCTATTCTCCCCCATCCACAAAATAAATCTCAGGTCGTGAGCGACTGCCAATGTGAGAAAATACCATACGATAAAGTACGATTTTCCGACATTATCGTGACCGAGAATGATGTTCAGTTGGGAGCGCTTAAATCTGATGTGCTCATCGATGGCGCATCCGATTCCGAGTCCCTGTTTTATACGTCCGTTTTTTACGTCCAACAGGTAGTCCGTTACGTTACCTTGTACCTGTACCATTGATTTGTTTCATTACGTTTGCATACAGGTCATTCGAGTCATCAGGACGGCTCGCAGGCTTTTGGTATTTGTTCTGATTCTTTTCCCATGTACCGAGCCTCCGTTTCATGTCGAATGCTTTCTCCATCTCAAATCTCATTTTATCGCTATTGAGTGAGGTCTCAGTCCAGTACAAAAAAAACTCGTTGCACATGGTACGATTTTCATCCGTTACAAAAACGCCTAATAAGTCTATAAATAGTTTCTTTCTTTCTTTATATGATTTTTTTTGCGTTTTTTCTGCGTTTCTTTCGCGAACTTTCTCCGTTTTAGGTTTTTCATCAAACCCTTGATAGTCCTCGTATTGCGCGATTTTTATGCGTGTCGCGAGCAGTTCCGATTTGATGACTACCATTCCATCCCCCTCGAGCATGCTCAGAAACTTTCTGACCTTGCTAACTGAGCAGTTCCATCGCCGTGCTAATGTTTGCCCTGAGCGTATCAATTCGCCTCTCTCCACGTTAAACATCCTGCCATTGATGGCAAAGTTACTCCGTTCAAAATTAGCCATCCCGATGAGGTCTATCCACGCCTTAAATGACCACGGGTCATCAAATACCCAATGGTTAAATATACGCCTGTCGATTTTGATGAAACTCATTTCATTTTTGATTTGTGGGTGAATACTATCGAATCCTCGGTATAATTGATTTTACCTCCCCTCCTGACAGGTACATGTACATGGTAGTTGTAGTCCGCGCTCCGAAAATGGGTCGCTCTCATTTGTACCCCGTTGCATATGTAGTGATTCACATCCTTGAGCACCTCAGATAAGTACGGAAAATCATTCAGGTCGATGTCAATCTCAATCTTTATTTTCGCTTTCATTTGCTACGATTTTGAACGTCATTAATTCCCCAGTGCCCTGATGTTGTTTTGTCGTGATTCTCACGATGATTTCGGTTTCCGATTGGCTCAGGATGTCCCCGAATTTTCGATTATTTCGAGTGACCTGCATAAGGTCAAAATCAAATGTAAATTTATTGGCTTGCTTGGTTTTTTTCATTTCGCTTGTATTTGCAAATTAGTAAATAAAGGCTCACGTTAAATGAGCCTCCTTTGTCGTGTGTAAACGCTTGTCTTTCCCACCATGACACCATATCACCGAGGGTCATTTGTGTTTTGCGCATCTCAGTGCGTTTGGTTGGCATCTTTGTACAATTCATCGCAAATGTATTGAATTAAATTTGACCTTGATTCCTCGCTCAAATGGGACTCATCCAACTGACCTAAATTCTCATGAATGATTCGACCGATTTGGATGTCCCTCGGATGGTATTCGTACCCTGATTCGACTACATAGCCCCCCTCAGTGACCTCGACCCATTCTCGATACATGTCGTAGGTATAGGATACATCCATCGCTCCCTCCTCCTCGACCGCCTCAACAAAACTGAGGCGTAGATTTATGCCCATGATGTCAACAGGGCACTCGTTAATTATGTTTTCTTTCGTTTGCATGACTTTCTCGGTATTGGTTAGTAGATTCCATCTAAATCGGGTAAAACATCGCTCACAGGCTCTGAAATCGCCTCCTGAGCCTCCTGAGCACGTTCCTGCTCTCTCTCCTCCTCGTATTTGATTTCGCTATTTACATCCTGAATAGCCGAGTCGAGATTGCTCCTGATTCCTTTAATCAGTTGATACGTATCGATGTTGATATTTTCCAATACTAACTCGTTACCATATTGGATTTTGAACTCAGCCGAATCATAATCGATGAGGTCATAGTCCTCGATGCAGTCGACTAAGGAATCAACAAACTGCTCGACCCATTCATCAGGGATGTGAGCGAGTTTTGATTTAGCCTCAGGTATCTCGATGCTTTGCAGGATTTTGATGACATCCTGCGGAGTGAATAATGATGCCGTCAATGGTGACGGATTTGAGGCGATTTCAGTCATCACCTCGATTGCTTTGGTTAGTGTGTACTTTTCCATTTTTTTGATTTGTTAAATTTTATGCGTTATGGATGCGCATCCCCCTGATTAATTATAGATATTCTTTTCGATATTGAGTGAACGCCTCCGCACATTTTTTGGAGTTGATGCGTTGATTCAAATCCCCATCCAATGTCATGATGAGCCATTTCATAAATTCAATACTTTCAGTGTAAGGTTGACCGAATTTGAACGTCAGGTCGCTCAGGTTTGACATGATTACCATACTCGCCCGTGCCCCTGTCTCGTCTAAAAAATTTACTTTGTTCATTTGATTAAAAATTAAGGTTAAGAAAAAACGTATTTCATATTCATATGCGCTTTGATGAGTAGCCTCACCGCTACGATTTGACATCTCAGCGCCTCTCGGTCGGTATAATCACCATCGGCGATTTGCTCGTAGTATCCCATGATGTCCCTGTGCATATCATAGTGATGAATCTCGGTATAGTCGAGTAGTGAATCTGCGATGTGAATGTACTCCTTGAGTAGTTCCTGCATCTCGTGTCTTGCTGATTTCATTTGATTAAAAATTAAGGATTGCAAATTGAATAATAAGCCACCCTCCGTAGAGGGTAGCGACTAATACCGCGAAATCGCGAATTGTTCTAAAAAATTCCTGTTCCATGTTTTATGCTTTTTTGATACTTAGTAATCTTACATCGCCATCGGTATACAACTTCCAAAAGTTGTCACCTGCCTCCTCGGGAGTATTGCCATCCATAAAAATGGCTCTAATTTGAGAGTACCCCTCCTCATCGTATTCCTTAAAAGTGATAATGTACTTGTTCATGTTTTCTGCTTTATTTGGTTTGTGTTAAATTTAGTTCTCTACATGCAAAGTTGATATGCTTTGATGTCGTTTGTGACCAATAGCCTAAGACCAGCGCAGTGCGATTGTTGTAATCGATTTTCGCGACACGTGTCGTGTAGGATTGGATGTAGTCAGCACCATCAAAATGAATGATGCTCAGGTTGTCTCGGTACTTTTCAAATTTTCTCATGATTTCTGATTTTTTATGGTTATACAATTATTTACTTAATAGTGAATTCAATTTGATTCGCAGTTGGATTGCCTGATGGCAGTTAAATCCTTTCTGAGCGATTGTTTGATTCAACATCATTTTTGTTTTTTCGATACGTGCTTGCTTTTTCATTTTTCAAATTTTATATGGTTATACTATTAAACAAAAAAGGGGTGAATCTCTCGACCCACCCCCTGAATTTTGTTTTGCTCAATGTTCACCCTTTGTCCCCGTTGCAGGCTCGTAAAATACGCATGTGCAATCGGGGTGAACTTGTTTCCGTGATTTCAATGAACTACCAACCCTGCACCCCACCGCCACAACCAACACCCTCAACCATCAACAGGACAAAGATTGTAAATTAAATTTAATATAACCTAATCTTTTTTGAATTATTTTTCATTTTGCCCCTGAAACCCCTATAAACATAGGCGAAAATTTTTTGATTTTTTTTTCTGATGGCTAAAATGGGACTACTCCAGTGGTAGTACCTCTGAAACCTTAGCCCACATAGCGAAACGCGTTTCTCCGATTTTTAATGTCGTTACCTATGCCGAGGGGTAAAGTGCGGGAAATCGCCTGAAAATGCCCTCAAATCGCATCGTACATTTTTGAAAATTGGCAAAAATAGGCACAAAAAAAAGGGTCGGACAAAGCAGAAACCGACCCCTTTTTAACCAAAATTTGAAAAGATACGAGGGTAAAAGTAGTGAATTAAAACTCGTTAAGCAAACAATACGAGACCGATTTTCCACTTTGAGAGGCAAAATGTCGCATCATTAATACGTACTTTTGAGTGTCATTGACCACCTGACATCCTGCCGACCACCCCTCAATTTTTTGCTTTATGGTCGTGTTTTCCATGTCGTATGTGTTCGCATGAAAGTTGATTCCGAAATATCCTGCGACCTCTTTTCCGAGTTCCTCTGATTTCAAATCGCCGTCACCATCCCTGAAAATTGTCACAGGCGCACCGATTTGTACCAATGCATCCATGCGTTTTTTGTGCTTACCATACCTCCATATCTTGTGATGCCACATGTCTGATTTTAGAATCGCAGCCCCCAATGGATTGTACGATTTGTATCCACCTCGCAGGATGGATGAGGCAGGATGGGTCGTTCCCGTTGCCATCATGATAAACTCCTCCCCTCGGTACAGGTAGAATTTATCATCAAATTCATCAGGTTTATCGGCTTTTGACCTTACGCCTATTAACCATAATGAGTCAGGAATGGCTTGAAAAGTAGGTAGGGATTTCACCCTGTCGAGTAGTTCCTTGTCGGTATATTTGCGTACCATGATTATGCTTTTTTGTTTTTGTATCTACGATTGATTATGCCTATCACCAGTGCTATGAGAGAAAGTATTGAAAGTATTGCAGGAGTCGAATCGTGACTCTTGAGGTCATGAGCCACCCTGTCGTAGCGATGTAGTACCTCCTCAACCAAAACGCTATCAGATAGATTGTGTACATCCTGATGTACGTATACGATTATCGTGTCGTGAATCGAGTCATTTGTTGTCTTTTCCATATTTATTTTTTAACCATGAGATGAATATATCGTAAAGGTCTCCGATGAGTTCATCGAGGACATCAGTAAACTCGTTGGCTACCCACCCTATGCAGAATGAAATCAAAACTATCACCTTTGGACTCACATCCGCGTAAAAGTAGGCAACCAATCCCGTTACTGAATACGTCAAAATCCCTGCGATTGACATCGAGAGAATTATCGTAGACCATCTAAATCTTTTCTTGATACCTTTCAACATCGCTCCGACCATGCCGATACCCATGGATATAAAATCCAACAAATTCTCCATCCCTTTCATTACCTTTGAATTGTAGTTCCTGTATTAAAATATAGCCATTCAACAAACTGCTCGAATGGTATCTCCTCCCCATTGATGCTAAATGAGTTATCGATGTACATGGTCTCCCCATCAGGACTCTCACTCAGCATGCGTGACCTGATGTTGATACGCTTGTATGGTGAGTCGCAGGTAATCGCTACCCCTGTGTTAAGTATCAGGGTCGCATCCGTTAAATTTTTATACCCGATGAATGATGTTTTTTCCTTTGGAAAATCGAATTGACCTGTGAAATTTGTCTCCATTGTTTCGAGGTCATTCCACCCCGTTGTAATCACGTTGTAATTACCTTTCTGCTCTATTCTGATGAAATTTTGTGTCATGGTTTGTGTAGTTAGTAGTATGTTCGTTTGTTTTTGAATTTGTCTGAGACCTTACAGGTTAGTTTTGCTTTTCGGCTAAAATCATAATACTCGATTTCAGGCGATTCCTCCACGATAACAGGTAGGTCGTTGTATCGGTATGAATGGTTGTGCGCGTTGTAATCGCTGATGTAGAGTTGATTCTCACTGAGCAAATAAATCTCGGTGATAGGTCGAATGATGCACTCATCCAGTGGGTCGGTAGTGATTTCATACGAGTAGAGATTCTCCCTAATGACTCGTTTCATCTCACGATTTCCGTATATGATGTTATCGATTTCCGTGTTCGGTTGACGCTTGCCTATAAACCCGTAAAATCTCATATCTGAGACCACATCAGACCCTGTGAAATTGATTCCGTCTGCCTCCTGAATTCCGTTAAACACGGAACGTATGCGAGCCGTTCCGAGCGCGTTTTGTACGCTATATGGTTTCAGTTTGAAATTACCCACGTTGATGCTCCCGACAATACCTGAGATGTTGAATGAGATGCTGAAATTATAGCACCCTGCGCCATCCTGTAAAAGTACCTGATACCAATCGATAGTTGAATAAAACGCGTTAGGCTCGTTGGGGAATGGGACTGCTACAGGTACGTAATTTGTCGCAGTTCCGTTCTTGGTCAGGACAAATGAGCACGTATCCAGTGAGTCGCTTAATTTGACCCATCCGCTCGATTTGTCGCTCTCCCATGATTCGCCTGCTGATGCGAGGACTAACTGCTCGCAACAGCAATCTTTGAGACCCCTGTCATCCTCTACAAAATCCTGAGGGATGCTGATTGATTTGAATGACCACATCATCCTATCCTCGCGACCGCATATGTTTGGGCAGTCGATTTCTTGACTGAATATCTCGGCGTTACCAAAGGGGTGCATAAGATTCACAAACCAATCCCCTATTGGGCAGGGTATATCACCATCGATATTTGCCCAAAATTCCGCAGGGTCACTGATTCCCAACGCATCGCCCAACACCCATGCATTGAACGTGGTATCCCAATAAACATAATAGGTCGTGCCTCCAAAAATAAACTCCCAATAGTTCCGACCCTCATAAGTACCTACATAGGACAAATCGAATGAGGTTGTCTCAAAATCAATCGTTATCGATATTCGTATACAATCACACATCAGTACGTTTTTTCAAGTATACCAATAAATGACTGAATCTCGTTTGCAGGATTCGATGAACTGAACTGCGCCTTGACATCCAACACGTTCGGAATGGTAGTATCAAATGTCGTATTATTTACCCCGACAAAATCCTGACCCTCGTAAATATTGGCGCTATCCTTGTTGTATGCGATTCCCCCTGCCAAAGTGACTGAGGCTACCATCGCGCCTCCTATTGCTCCGATGACAAAATCCACCACTAACTCAAAGGCTTTGGATGTGATGGTCGGCAGTGTTAGCGCTCCTGTAGATGCGAGCAAAGTCGTTCCGTTAGTATAGATGTTGATGCTCAAAGTATCGTTATTGTGAGCGCCTAAATACCCCCTCAATGTGAATCTGAATGTATCCCCCACCGCGAATCCATTTGATGGAACTGATAAAGACCCGAGACCAGTGCCATCGAGAATCGACTGCTCGCCTGTTCCCGTTACATTTGTCGATGGAGTGAGCATGGTGAATTTGCCTGCTCTGAGATTCACCCCTTTGATTTTGGATGAATCGTATCCGACCCCGTTGTAAAAATCTACATCGAGATAGTCGTTATCCCCTATGTTGTATATCTCTAATGGATAATTGTGTATTTCGTTTGCCATATCGTTTGTTTAACTCATTTCTTTATATCCTCCTGAGGTCGTGTTTTTTATCGCACCCCATGTCGTGTACTTAAATTTCGGTCGTGTCGATGTCGTGCACCCCTTAATTTTAGATGTAAATTTAACACCATTTTGTAAATTAATCTTACTTGGGTCGAAATAACATGTTAATTTAACCTGATTAAAATTTGGGAAACTTACATCACAAAAACTGCCTGCCAATGGGGTCAAGGGATTTAGCCCGTTTCCGTCAAATGGAACTACTGATGAACACCACCACCTCGGTGAGGTCTCGGTAGGCTCGATAGTTATCATTCCCCATACATTCGGAGTCCAGAATGTGCCGTCATTCAGGGAATGAGTGCACTCAATTCTCATGAGTTCCCCCTCTACCACCACGGATACAGGTTGATTTGTTGAGTCAACGTACATCTGAATGGTTTGGTCGATGGTAGGGTCTGAGTCATAATCTTTGATTTGTACATCGTAGTCATGCCACCACAATACGCCATCCCTGAGCAGTTCAAATCTGACCTGCAACCCCCATGCTCCTGTATTCCCATAGGGTACGTAATTCATGGTTTGCTGATTCGGGTAAAAATCCGCATCGGCGTTAAGTTGTTGTAGCCAATATTCCCACCTGTAAAGGAACGGGAAAAATACCTCTACACCATACTCACCCGACCCGTCATAGGTCGGATTCAGTTTCAGAATCGCGTTGCGCTTAACCGAGTTTGTATCAAATTGAGACCACAGGGGAGCGCTCTCATTTAGGATGTACTGACCTCCTACCTGAGGGATGGTCGCAAATGGAAAGGATGCCGTTTGCAGGTCGAATGATTCATCCGTCATGGGATTGTATGCCCGTAGTTTTGCAGTGAATGAGTTGATAATCTCAGAATCTATCAGGCGAAAAGCGCCGTAAAACGCTAAATCATCCTCCACGTTTGCGGAATATGTGACCTCAGGAGTCGAGGGACTACCGATGTAGTTCTCCGAATGGTCGGTAAAATCCTCGGCTAAAAACGGAATGATGCCCCCTAAAATCGGAGTCGGTTTTAGTTGGTCTTGATATACCAAAAGATTCAAATTCCCGATTTTACACCACACATAAAAAAGTCGGTCAAATTCAGGTTTTGCCGTCATGAAATTTGTGTACCCAGTGTCAGGGGTGAACTTGACATCAAACGTCCATATAGTACCCACCTGAGAGGCGCTCAATACCTCAAAATACATCGTACCTCCATTCGGTAAAGAAAAGCCACTCATCACGCCCGATGGTACGCCTGATGACATCATCCCTGATAGGGTCGACTGATTTGGGAACACGTTTTTGAAATACGTGTCATCCTGTGGGATGTATGAGAATCCGAAAGCATAGTCAAGTGATGCCGAATCGACCACGATTTGAGTGATGGTCGGTGAATCGAAACTGATTGAACTGATTCCCTGAATCAATGTCGCATCCGTTGCCCCTAAATTGTACGGCTCATCAAACCATCCTGTATCAGCATCCTCGCTGATGATTGTGTCATCATTTGCGTATGGCTCGCCGAGTAAACTTTGCCATGAAATTTTTGCGTATAACTTAAGGCAGTTTGATGAGTTAAATGGCGATGAGTCATATATGCCCGAATTGATGAAATCAATGGTCAAATCGTAGTACCTGTAAATCCCTGATGTCGATGTCAAAATCATCGAGGCATCCCACCAAAACTGACCCGACTGCCTGCTCACCAAAGTGACAGGGAAAGGACTCGATAAAGTCAAATCAAATGTCCCCTGAGTAGCCTCTCCATCAATCAGGCTCAAAGCGTTCCCGACCGCACCATTTTGAACGTGATTCAGTGACAATCGAGCGCCCTCCCGACCTCGACTGATGACCCCGATTTCAATGGTTTCCCCCTGAGTTGGGTCATACCATCCGAGCAGGGTCGAGATGCCGAACATGTTACCGCTTACATACGTGACGTTTGCTAAATATGAGTTGATGGGAGTTCCTGTATTGTCGTATATCCGTACCGAAATCACATCGCCTGTCCTGAATCCCTCATCCTCAAAATCTCCGCCGAGCCATGTTATCTCATACGCAGGAATATTCAGGGATAAATTTACCGATGGCGATGACATCACCGAGATAGATTCCCTGAGTGAGAATCTGACCCGTTGCCTATCCCCTGCGTTTGATTTGTAAAAAGTTCTCGAGTTCCCGAATAGGTCGAGATACCCCCTATTTGTTAGTAGTATTGGCATATCGCTCGTAAATTTTGTTGATTCTGTCTATATCGTTTGTATTCATCGCCTTGATAGTATCATTCACATCCCTCATGATTTGGTCGGCAAGTTCAGGATTTTCAGTGCTCAAAATCGCCAAAACTTTCTCATTCTCGATGAGCAGTTTTTCCATGTTTTCCTTGATTGCTTTTGCGTATGTCAGTATATCATCCATGTTAATTAATTTGCTGAATAAATGTCTTATTTTGCGCCCAATTTCCGCGAGTTCGGTAGGATATTTGTGCCCATGATTTCTCATCAATCCACTCGATTTTAAGTATCTCTACCGCGACCCCATCCAATAGCACGTAATTATTGCTTTGTAAAGTTACAAATTCCTGAGCAGTTAGGCGCACCCGAACATTTTCTCTGAGTATCCAATCATTTTGAGCGATGTCGTTGATGTAATGGTAGTTATTCCATAGCGCCTGCGCTCCGCAGTAGTTCAAATAATCGGAGCGCTGAACAAATCCTCCTGTACGAAATTCCCCCTCAACGGCGTACATTGCTTTTGTCACTGCAAAATACTGCTGAGAGATACGAATCGCATCCTTTCGGGAGTTGATTCGAGCCACATACGATGTACCCCCCCCAAAGATTCCCGTTACCCCATCCACGACATATAAAAGCGCTTTCGCCAAAGCCTCCACGATGGTTAATTTGTCCTTTCTCCTCGCCAGTGCAAAAGGGATATTTACATCATTTAGACCACGAATGGTCAGGAGTTGGGAATCAGTTACAGGAAACAATGGCTCAGTAGAGAATTCAACGTCATGCGCCCCGTATACCTCACCCTCACAGGTATGCAGGTCAGTGAAATCCGTTTGATAGTGGATGTAGTATCTTTTCCATACCTCGCCCCCATCGGTCAAATAGGAATACTCATCATCTCTATCAGCCTGTAAACTCAGGGACGGAATCAGATTCGATGTTGACTGATTTTGTAACCAATCACGGCGCTCAATTCGTACCTGATTATTTTGCACGATGAGTCGAGCGTTAAACATTATTTCAAGGGCATCGATGAACGTGCCGAGGGTCGGAGTTGTATCGCTTGATGTCGGATACCCCTTGTTATATGCAGGGGAAACGGCGCTCACTACCTTATCAAAAATTGAATCCGCATCCCGTACCAATGGAACAGGGCAAAGCACCCATTTTGGGTCAATGGTCGAGGAGGCAAATGTGTACCCCATAAATTGACATGATTTTTCAAGCAGGTCGATGAATCGAGTGCCTAAAAAATTCCGTTTTGGGGGGAACATGGTCTCAAGTATTTGAGCGCCCAATTTAATGACCGCGACCAAAAGCGCCGCCGTATATAACACCTGAGCCACAAGCAAAAGCGATGACCGAATAATCGCCCCGATGTTGTACGATATTACAGGCCCAGCAGGCGATAGACCTGCGATGGGGGTCGCTGATTCCACCACGTTAGCGACTGCCTCCGCAGTATCCCTAATTGCCTGAATTAGTTCCCTTGTCATCATGTAGGTCACTATACCGAGTTGTAGCGTTTGTTCCAACTGATTATCTTTGACCACAAAATACGGGATTTGTCGGATGGGATATTGTACCCCTTGAGATACCATGTATTCAAAGGATAGACCATTTGCCTGACTCCTGAAATCATCCAAAAATCTGCGCCGTTTCAACTTGACCTCAATTTCGTGTTGACGTACTTTTACACCATCAGTCAGGTCGATAAAGTAGTCCAATGACACCCCCCCATCCATAGTGATTTTGTACGGGATACCTTGGAACAAACCGACTGAGGCGATGTGTTGCTCCACGATGTCCTTTGCCTCCCTTGGGAGTATGATTGTTTCGGTATTTAGGGACAATTCCTCAGGATTCCCACTGAAATCTGAAATTATACCTATTTCCGTGCGATTTCTCGGCGTTATTTGGATGTTGTTAATGTAATGTATCACTTGCGTACTTTGAATCGATTAAACGTCACGGAATTGCCTCTCACGCGCTTTTCCACAATCTCTACCATGCTTTGAGTTATTTCACCCAATCCGATTGAGGTCTCAGGTTTGTCCTTGATTACCTGTTTCAAATCCTTTATCTCACTGACAAGTAGCGAGAATTCCAAAGCGGATGCGGACTGAGTTGCCCCCTCCATCATTCGCCCGTTCTGATACTCATGCGCCACCTTTGCCAATTCCGTGTTGGATAGAGTGCCTATTTTCTCGTTTAGGTTTTTTGGGATGACCCTCTCATTCGGATGCAGTACGGCATGAAATCCACCCTTTCCATCGATTCCGCGACCATTTAGCCCAGTATCCTCAGTACCATCAAGGAACGTAGGCAGGGAGGCGATAAATTGTTGGAGGAGGGTCGTGTCCCTGATAGTTTCTGCCAATGGATTTGCGCTCCCTGATTCCACTTTTGCGGAGTATGTTGAGTAGATTGATTCCGCGAGTTTGATTCGTTGTTGGCGCTTTTGCTCTCGCTCCTTTTTCAAGTTTGCCTCATCAATTATTCGTTGTTGTTCTGCGAGTGATTCCTGAGCCGTTATATTGCCATCCTGAGCCATTTGTTTGTAATGTTCCAACTGCTCCTCCGCTTTGGCGATTTCAGCATCCATCTGCGAGATTCTCGCCTCCGATTGCTTTGTTAAAATATCAGCCGTTGCCGTGATAATGGCACGTTTTTCCTCCTCGATTTTTTTAATCGCCTCAAGGTCTTTCTCGTTACCCTCCTTGTCGAGTTCCTCCTTTGATTTTAGGTATTCTTTTTGTGCGTTCAGGAGGTCATCATTTGTCGATTTTGTAAAGTCGATTCGTGATTTTTCGAGTGCCTCAGCCTCATCAGTAGCCTCCTTGCTTAGTATCTTGTTTTCATTCACTAAATCGGCATATATTAATTTTTCCTGCTCGGTTAATTTTTCCTTAGCAGTGGCGTAGTTCTTATCGATTTTGGCTATCTCGGTAGCGTTACCCTCCGCACCCTTTATCAAGTCCTTGTATTCATCCGCGAGCGCATCAATTCGAGCCTGCTTTTCCAGTGCATATTTTTTCTCATTTTCACCCTGCTCAAATGTCGCTTGGTCAAGGATACGATTTACCTCGAGTTGATATTTTTCATCTACCAATCGAGTAAACTGATTGAGGTCATATTCTCCCGTCTCAGCGACCTTGGATTTTTGCAAATCTACCTCAGATTGGATGCTTTGCTCGAGGTCTCCGATGGCTCGTTTTTTCTCGATGTCCGCAACTTTGTTGAGTAGTTCCTCCTGTTTGCTCAGGTAGTCGTTTGTTTTTTTGAATTCAGTGTTAATGTCTTTTTGTTTATCCTTGTTTTTGTCCGTAGTGTTACCCACGTTTTCCATCTCCTCATCCATATCTCCGTACCCTGCCGTAAGTTGGGATATTCTCGCTTTCGTGTCGAGGATTCCTCCACCGAGTTGGTTTAATCTATCATCGAGTGCGCTCACACCAAAGCCTGCGAGTGCTACCTCCTCGCCATATTGTACGATATTGGCTCTTGCAGTTTCTATATCGTTTTGGTATTGTTTTCTGAGTATAGGGTCAAATTCTTTATTTGCTATTTCTTGAATACCTGCGAGTCGCTCCTCCTCAGCACGTAGTTTTTGTTGCGCTTTGCTTAGTTTTCCTGTAGCGTTTACTTTCCTTTCAAGGACTTTCGTGATAGCCTCCTCATTTTTCTTGATTTTGAATTCCTGCTCCTTGAGTGCGATGTAATTGGCTACGGCAGTGTTTAATTGCCCTGTGAATTTTGTTTCATCCTTGATGTTTTTTAAGGTAGTCCCGTACTTGGAATTGATTTCATCGATTAATTTTTGGCGCTCTGCTGATTCATATGTCGTGTTGCGTAGTTGCTCAATCAAACCAACAAAAGCACCCGTTTCCTCGCCTACATATTTGTTCATCTCGGCAGTATATTCAGCGCTCCCCTCTACCTCGGCGTTATACTCTCGCATCGCCTCTTTCATCTCCTCGGTTTGCGTTTTAACTCCAGTGAAAATCTCCTGAACTTTGTCCCAATTCGCGTATATTTCAGTAGCGATGGTGACTAAAATACCGAGCGGATTTGATGCGATTGCCGTTTTTAGCGCCTTGAATCCACGGGATAGACCCATCAAAGATGCTTTCATGATTCCGACCCTTTGAGCCACCTTGACAAACGACCCACCGAGCGCCTGATTTGCCAATGTTTGCGCCGTTGTCGCTAATCTGAAAGTGACGTACATCCTGAGCAAAGTACCTAAAACTTTGCCTATATCCGCGATGGCCTTGACAAATTTTCGTACATCCTCGATGGTCAAATTTGAAAAGAAATCGAGTAGCGCTTTGTTCATCGGTCTGAGTTCCTCGATAAGTACACTACCTAACATCTCCTTAGCATCCCCGATGGAATTTTGTAACTGCGTGAAACCTCCATCAGCCTCGGCGCTTGCTTTTGCCGAGCCTCCGAATTCCATGCTCATCTCCTTGAGAATGATGGTTTGTGCCTCCTGTAATCTACCTGATTCGGTAAGCGTTTTTATTTGTTCTTTTTGGCTATCAGTAAACGATACCCCTACCCTCTGCAAGGCAGTGATTCCCTTAATCGGATTATTCAATGCCTTACCTAATTGAACGGATGCCGATTTCAGGTCGCTCCCCATTTTTGTCGATAGGTCGACTACCGCCTGTTGGGCTTGGTCGAATATCGGGCCTGTAATACTTGTAAAGGTCAAAAGCACCGATGTCACATCCTGCAAAATTGCCTCATCCCCGAATAATGTCTCCTTTTGTATGGCGCTTGCTTTGTTTTTGAGTTCATCCAATGTGAATCCGACCTTGTTGCCCGTAGATTCGAGACCTGCCTGCACTTGCGCGACTGCTTTCTCCTGAATCCGTGAGAGTTCAATCGATTCCGTGACAAGTTGTTTCAGTTTTCCGACCGCCATCGACAAACCAAAGGACACCCCGACCGCCCCGAGTACCGAGTTCAGTTTGCTCATGGCGCTTGAGTAGTTACCTACGTTCCTGAAATTATCCCCGACCCGTTTGTCAAGTTTTTTCAACTGCGCATCACCACGTTGAGCGGATGCAGTAACGGATTGATACTGAGCGCTTAATTTTCGATACGCCTCCGTGTTTTGTTTGCCTGCTCTCTCCAGTGCCAACATCTCCGCACCTAATCGCTTTGATTCGTTTTTCAGGTCTCGCGTATTTTTCTCGAGTTTCTTGTATGCGCTCGCCTCGTTTTGGGCAGTCCTTGTCGCTTTCTCCTGTGCCCTTGAGAGGCGCTCAGTTTCTTTTTGTTGTTGTTGTTTAGTCCTGAGTTCAGCCTGCTCCGTTTTTTGCTTTTGTTGGGCAGTTTTTTCAGCCTCCTGTTGCGCTTTTTGTAGTTGTTGTTCTGCCTGCGCTTTGAGTTTTACGACCTGTATGGATTGCTCCATCAATGTGTTTGCTTTCTGAGTCGTTTGTACGAATGTATTCAGTCCTGATGTCGTGTTGGTAGTCGCTCCCTTGAGAGTCGATTGCATAGCGTTTGCGAGTTGTTTGAATTCCGCATCAAGTTGATTGAGTTGTGCGATAGTTTTCTCAGCCGATAGCCGAATACCCTCGAAAATATCCTCCTTGGTGAATAGGTCGCTACTACTTATTTTTTTTGCCATTTTCTATATCATTAATACGTTTATATTCATCCAATAAGGTAAAATACTCCCCTGCCGTGATGTCTTTTGCCCTGAGCCAATACCCTACGAACTTGGATAGATGTACCAATGTTTGCTCCATGGATACCCCCTGACCATTGTTCATCACCATCATTTTGAGATTTTCTTCCTCAATCTCTAACAAAGTTAGTGAAAACTTATCTTTCGTGACCACGTATTTGAGTTGTATCTCCGCTTTCTTTTTCATGACCTGTAGCAGTTCCTTGTATGCCTTGTTCAATCCGTAGCGATTCAGGTACTCATCGTTGATTTTGCAAAACGCCTCCTCATCGCGAGCCAGTGTACCGACCCCGTTTATCCGAGTGTACTCAATCTCACCATCGAGACACCTTATCCAATTTGCCAACGGGATGTCATGTAGCGACTGATAGTAGGCGTATGATTTCGGTTTTGTATTTGTTCGCGAGTATGAGGGCAACTTTCGATAAATTCTCATCAGTAAGACCGATAATGTTCTCACCATACTCATTAAAGAGATTCGTTTCCTTCCCTTTGTCATCCTTTTTGATTGGGTCTGCATCGATTTCAATTAAGTTGTCGTAAATATATATAATCATTGATTCGTAAAACTTCCCCGTATCTTTCAACGTGTAATGTTCTCCTGCTTCTTTTTCGGGGTTCATCATTTCAGTCCACTCCGAATAATACCCGATAATGTCACCATCCGAGTCGATACCTTGGGAGAAAAGTTGGTCATTCCTGATGAGGTCTAAAATGTAATTTGTGAAATTTGGGTCATTGAAAGCAGTGCGCCAAAATACCCTCTCGGAAATCATTTTTGCCCTGCGTAGTTGAGTACCCAAAATCGTGTCCATCAGTGAAACCATGCTCAAAGATACGTAAAATTTTACCCCCTCGGAAACCTTAGCCTGCATAGCGAAACGCACATCTCTTTTTTTTAATAGTTGGATATAGCAAAAGGGGTAAAGTCGCTTAAAACGTACGAAAATGCCCTCAAATCGAATCTGTTATTTTTGCGATTTTGACCATTTTTTACCCTGATTTTATGTCGAATTTACACAAAATTCACACTTATTTCGGGTCAATTTGCGTATCGCGATACTCGATTTTTGCCCGTATTTCGCCCGTATTTCGCCCTGATTTGCGACATTTTTGAGCCAAAAAAAGGGGAGCAAACGCCCCCCTTTCGGTAGTAGGTCAGTTCAAAAATTACACCGCAGTGAAAGTGATTGAACCTGTGAAACCTGATTTAGTCACGCTCAAAGTGTACGAATCACCAGTGACAAAAGTCGCTAAAATGATGTACGTACCCTCGGTTGGCTCACTCACCGCAGTGATGGCGAATGGTGCATTATTCGTGTTATCGAACAAATCAAAATCAGCCAATACCGCACCCTTGAATTTCAAAGGATTGATAGCCGTACCATAATCGAAAGTCGCATCAACTTGAATCGATGTGTTAGCCACCTGTACAGGATTGATTAGATTCACATCCAATAGACCTTTAAGGTCGTTGAAATTTTGAGATGCCTCATCTGATGTAATCATCCATAAAGTTGACTCATCAAAGAAACGATTCCAATCAAACGCTAACATGATTTTTTGAATAGTTGAATCAGTTGCGAACATCAGGGTAGGATTCCATGACTGATTATCAACAGGAATAGGGTACAAAAAGTTCCCTACTTTGCTACCAATCAATGACCCGTTGATGTCAACGACAAAGATACCGAACTCAACACATCGACCTGATGACAATTTACCCAAAAACTGAGGGGTAGAATCATACGCCCACAATTCACCTGCAAACGAGCGCTTTCCTTGACGTAGGTAAGCCATACGCCCTGAGTTAGCCTCCTCGAAAATCGTGTCCGCTTTTGGTAGTTCAACATTCTCAAAAGTTGGTAAAGGATACCATCTCTGAGATTCATCAGGGTCATTAATCAAGTTATTCCACACAGGTAGTGTAGTCAAATCGATTCGGTTATACGCGCCTGCGTTATCCTGCAAAGGCACTAAAATCAGTTTGCTCGTTACGCTTTGCAACGGCAAGCAGTTTGGTCTCCCTGTGTTGGAGAGACCCATATCACAATTACATCCTATAGACATTTTTTTAAGTTTTTAAGTTTTACAATTTTAACAAATACAATTCCCTTTATATTTCACTAACTTGATACGCATCTCCACCCCACTCAAATTGGCATCCAATATATTCGCAAACATCCCATCTCTCTGCTCAGTACCGAAACGGCTAAAAGTGATGAGTTCGTAGTCATCAAATCGAACAAATCGGGCATCATTCTCAACGCTTTGCAGGAACTCTCCGCATAGTTTTTCCATCGGATACATCACGTTTTCGCGATGGTCGGCAGTGTAATACTGAACGGCGTTTGTCTCATCTAAGAAAAATATACGAATATCAGCATCGAAATCGAATGTACTTTCCATTCCGTACTTTTTCATGCGAATGACCTCCAAAAGCCACACCAACGGCAATTTAGCGCTCAAATTGGGTGAACTGATAGTCCACTCCCGATTTGTAGCGACCTGCGTGCCTGTTATCCAATATGGTACAGGTAGCGTGATGATTCCCTCCAGTGGATTTTGATTCAATGGGTCAACAGGCTCAAAGGTCACATACTCATCATACTCGATGGTCAGGATTCGATACAATTCGTTATTGGAATCCTCCACGATTTGACCGATTCGCATCCATTTGGTATTACAAATTTCAGTCCTATCTAAATTGGAATCATACACCCCTATCACCGAGTTATCGATGTTCGTGCAAATCCCCTTTATGATATTTGATACCTCGTTTGTCATATCCAATATGCCATTAATTTCTCCTTACCATTGTACAAAGTGATGTCACCTATACCTACATAGTCAAGTTCAAAGATAGCCGTTCCATCGCCGTCATTTGGCAATCCGAAAACGTCTCCGATTTTGTAACCTGTACCCTGATTGTTCAAAGTGACCACCACAAAATCTATCTCCCCGTTGAGTATATTCGCCACCATGAACGTAGCATCCTGTCCCCCTGCATCGATGGTCAAGGTATCCCCTACGAGATAGCCTAATCCTCCGTCAAATATGGTCAAAGATTGCACCCCTCCTGCGCCGTCATCCGTGATATTCACGATACATCCACTACCTGTCCCTCCCGTAGTTGGAACTTGGGTAGATGTCGTGTATCCCGTACCTGCCGTGAGCAAAGTTTCTACCACGATTTCACCGATTCCCTGCGCCGTGTAGTTGACTTTCAATCCCGTACCTGTGATGATTTGAGTCGCTGAATCTACATCCAGTGTCGCATCGTTATTGCCGTCCAAAATGGTAACGACATCCCCTGCGACATATCCATCCCCTCCATCCACAATGACAATGGATTGAACACCACCCGAGCCGTCATCCGTGTAATCGATTATCATACCCGTTCCTGAGCCTCCTGACACCGATACCCCGTTATTTGAGACATAACCTGTCCCTGCCTGATTTACGCTCGCAGTGAGCACATATCCTGACAAAGGATTGGGAGTGACGGCGCTACCGCCCGTGTACAAAGTACCTGCGTTAGTGATGGTTATTTCGCCATCAATCGCCTGACCCATCGGCATGCTATTCCAATTCAGGAAAATGTAGTCACGAATCGCCGTAAAGGTTTTTATCGCAGTGTTATATCGATTGTACATCAACGTGTTTAGCGTTGTGGTTTGTTTCGATAGTTCACTCCGTGCGATGGTATTCCCGAATGGAGTCATCATGTTCATCGAATCCTTGAGATACTCAAAGTAAATGAATCCGAGTAGCATCTCCTTGATGCCATCCGAAATCAGCATCCGATATACATTGACATCCACTGCAAACGAGTGATAGAAAAAAAGAAAGTTAGGCGATTTTGGTACGTTCTGATTATTCAAATCAGATATGAATGAATTGTACAAAGTGATGCCGAAAAGTTCCCGTAGGTATTGTGGCTCGTATTTGTCGATGTACGCCTGTAGTTTTGAGGCATCATATATGCCTGTATGCAGTTCATATTTGCCCGTGAAATCGCCTAAACTAACTATCATTTTCTCTTATTTTTCATGTTTGCTATACCCTTTCGGATGAAGATTTTGAGTAGTTCGCCAGTGACTCTCCATATTGTACCCTTAGGCATGGTTGGATTTACCCCTGTAGCGATTGCCTCGTATTCTTTTTTGTCATCGATTTCCACCTCGATTGAGAAACTATCCGCAGTTTTTTCCACATGGATGTCGATTCGTTTTGAATCTAAATCCGCAGTGAATCCCTCCTCCGTTTTGTTGATTTCTAAATCTACATTTGGAGTATCGATTGATACGTTGACATCCTTTACCTTTGCTTTACGACCTCGTTTTTTGATTTCCTGTGCCATGTGAGTGAGATTTTAATTTGTATTTAGGTTAATGATTATAGGGCTGCGATAGCAGTTGTGAAGTCACCTGTTACGAAAGCAGTTACGTCATTTTGTTTAACGAATGAGCATAAACGAGCCTCAGCAAGGATAGACACCATGTTTCGAGCAAAGTCATCACCCTCATATCCAACTTGGATATTTACGCCCTCTCTTACCCGTACATTGAATTTGGTAAAGTCACCAACAAGGAACGTATCAGCAGTGATGTTTGTGGATGAGATGATAGTCAATCCGCTCAACTGCATGTTAGGTGACATACCTACCGCAAAGTTAGGGTATGTGTACTCTCCCTGAGTTGTTTTGCTCATCTCGATACGAGCCACATCATCAGGATGTAACACGATGTGTGTAGGTGAAAAGTTTGCACCCTCGATTTGTGCCTTTGCTACGCGTAATACATCGATTACCGATGGATTCGTCACGTTACCTGCAAATACACCTGCTGACCATAATGTCGCTTGATTTAATACCCCATCGATATTGTTACCTGCGCCGTTACCATTCAATAGTTGGTCATCCATGTTTTGCTCGATTGATGCCATCAAATCGTTATTGATTTCAGCCTGAACAAATGCAAGGTCAGATAACATCTCTTTGGAAACTTTGATGAATCCTGCTACCTTTTTAACCGCTACGGATACCTCAGTGTATTGTACCTGTCCGTTTGCTTTTGCACCTGCCTCACCTACGAATCCTGTAGTAGATTGCGTATCCTGAGCGATGTAAGTAACGAATTTGCTTGATGTAGTACCTACGTTGGAAATCTCCATGATTCTGCGGATAGGTCGAGCGATTTTGTTCACTCCTGCCTCAAGGGTAGTCAAAGCATATGTACCTGTATAGTCACCTGTGATAGTGGTATCAGTTTTTACATCCATGTTGAATTTGTTCCCTTTGGATACGCTTTCCAACATGTCTGCATGCTTTTGTGCTACCTCCATACGGATAGCCTGAGAAAGGTTTGCAGGCGCTTTCTCGTTTGATTTTTTCGCGCTTTCTTTGACTGCCTCTAAATTAGCCTCAAATTTTGCGATGGCGCTCTCGATGGATGCGCTTTTCTCCTCCAGTGAATTCAATTTTGTTAATTCACTTTTGATGGCGTTGATGTCCTCAGACGTTGCCATCCCTTTTGTTTTTTCTGCAAATAGTCCGTTAAGTTTTTCGACTACCTGCTCGGGTGTTAAATTTTCCACGTTAATAGTGTTAAAATGATTCAGTTACTTGTTGGTGAACTGATTAACCACATGCCCCCAATCAAATGTTTTCGATGGCTCTCCCTTGGTAGAGTGCTCGGTCTTATCGAACGGCTCAGCAGTTGAAAGTATCATGAATTGATTTTGAAGCCATTTTAAGCGCATCTCAAGGGCGTACCCCCTGTCGTCTGAGTATTCACCTGTCGTGAGTGATTTTATGACGTTCTCGATGCTCTTTGATACCTCGATGAGTTTTGCTCGTTTGTCCTCGGCTGATTTGACCTCCACCACAGGGGTAGATTCATTCGCTCCGAACGTCACTGCTGACCCCTCGAATAGTTTTACCTCGGTTATGTCGTAGTACCCTCCTGATGGGAGTGTAGTGTCCTCGATAAACTTGATTTTGTCCTGAATGTATTGGAATCCGATTGAGTGCTCCCTGATGATACCCATTTTGTAATCCTCCCATGCATCATTTGCTATGGTCGAGTTCCCCATCTGAGCCACCCCGAATAAACCGAAATCATCCTCCTGTAGGGTCATCCATTTGCCTATTGGCTGTTGCCAGTCGTGATGCCTCAAAAACGCTATTTTTCGGTTGCTCGTTGAGTTCACGCCTCTCTCGATGAGTGATTTGCTGAACGCTCCACGGCGTATGATGTCCGAATCAGAATCCATGTTATCGAATTTGCTCAGGTAGACCGCTACCTGTCGCTTTTCGGTATCCATGTCCTTGATGACATCGTACGATTTTGTGTTGTATAGATTTCCTTTCATAGTGTAAAGTTAGTAATCAATTCTCAATAAATGACGAATTTCTGCCTCATCCATGTTTACCCCGAGGTTACGGAGTTTCTCAAGGGTCTCGGCTTTGATTTTCATCGTGTTTGCAGTTGCGACCTCATCATCCTGCATGATAGGTAAATGATTAAATTCTGCTTTGAGATAGTACCCCTCCTCATGTAGTCCCCACTGCCTCATCATGGAATCATAAAGAGATTGAGTTTCAGGAATGATGGTATCAGTGTAAATCATACGCATCGAGTCCCTGACATTTGAGAAAGTCGCTCCCTGTACGGATGAGAATATATTTGAGTTCAAACCATACGCATCGAATAGCGCCAATTTGTCCGCAGTCAGTTCCTCGAATAACATCAGGTCTTTGGTAGGGTAACTCATCGGAGTCCAATTTACCTTAGCCTCAGTGATTATGAGTTCATCTTTTTGGCGTTTGTACCAATCGCGTTGAATCTGAGTTTTTTCCTCAGGAGTCATGGGGATAGTTCCTGCCATGTCGGACTGCTCGGCGCTCAGGATTCCGATTGCTCCGATGTTCTCGAGTAGTACATTCCGTTTGTGATACTGCGCTTTGATGTTGCTCAATGGATAGCGCAGGGTCTCGACTCGGCTCACAGGTTTGATGATATTCATCCCGTCATCCGTAGTGAAATAAAGCATATCAATCCATGGTATATTTTCCTCCTCTCCAGTGTCGTATTTGAAAGCAAATTTATCAATCAAATCCTCGGCATCCATCTGCTTGAGTTTCTTACCTGTGAGATTCATTTTGACCTTATCAGCAGGCAAGGGTACAATGAGATTTCTGATGCCCCCGAATCGTTGCGGAGCGTATGCGAAAGCGTTGTTGTATAGTCCGTCCTGAACGCTCAGGGAGTAGACCACATCAGACCACGATTGTATAGCGTTTGGATGGTCGATAAGGTCAAGTACCCAATGGCTCTGAACTTTCTCTCCGTTTGCATCGTATAGGCACGGATGATTTGATGACATCATTTGTGCACGCTTATCGATGACCGCTCTGAGTTCAGGTATCTCGATGTATAGCCTCCACGCATCATTTACATCGACCCATACCGCCTCTTTTTTGCCCCATATTTGTGACTGATTTACAGGAAAAATGTTGCGCATCTCATCGATATAGCGCCCCATCGGATTGAGATTAATGCCGAAAAACGACTGCCAAAAGTTAACTAAATCCATATTGAAAAGTATTTCATTGTGTAAAGGTATTAAACATTTTTGAATAACGATTGAACAAATAATGAGAGACCTGCTAAACTATCAGGCGCGTCATCGTGTTTGTTCTTTCCCTCCTTGGAATAACTGAGCACGTTTTGTATAAATTGGATGCCCTGATGGTCGTTCTCGCGCCTCACAAAGGTTAAGCGATTTTGTATGTAGACGGATTGCATAATGATACGGGTCATCTTGTTTACCTGATTGCTCACCTGTAGGATTTTTGCCTCGGTCATGGTTTGCAGTTGCCTGCTGAACATCGCCCCCATCGAGTTTGATTCCACCCTGCACCATTTGACCTGCCATTTGTTCAGCATCGAGGCGCACATCGGCAGGGTCACATCAGTGTTATCCCTTGTATACACATAATCGACCACATAAAACGAGCGATTAATCGAGACCGCGACCGCCATCGCCGTGTAGTCCGCTCCTTGGTCAGCGACATCGATGTACGCGATGCCCCCATCAATGGGATGCTTTTGTATCAGTTCGTTGAGTTCTGATTCATCGATGTACTTGAGTTCACTGAATAGTCGACCTTTGATGTCAACAGGCGATTGCATGTACTCGGCCTCCCATATCTCAGGTGATGTGCGTTTCCGTTTCTCCATGAACTCCTCGGTAGTCATGACCGCCTCGCAGAATGATTGGTCATCCCCAGTGAGGGCAGGTACAATGATAGATTTTTCGTACTGCTTTTCCTCCATGTTCCGACCGATGACATCATTCAACGACCATCGTGTACCAATGTCGACCCGTGCGCATCCTGATTCAAATCGGGAGTCGTGAGTCGATTGTTTCCACTGATGTATCCTGTCGTTTATCGTATCACTCAAGGCATCCTCGATACCTCGGTAAAGGTCATCCGTGATGGCTACCTTTGTCGCACCGAAACCGATGATAGTTCCTCCCACACCTGCGCCGAAATACGATACCTGTCGAGCCGTGTTTGTGTTCCATCCCTGTAGATTCTTTTTGTCATCTGAGAGACGTACGTCAGTGAATACCTGTTTGTATCGAGTCGATTGAATAACGGCTCTCACATCGTACGAAAACTTGACGTACAGGGTCGCAGTACATGTGTTTCTCATGATGCTCTCAGTCGGATTCCTACCGATTACCCATGCACAAAATAACGATGTTATGTAGGATTTGCCTGCCCTTGGGGGCATGGATACCGAGAGTGATTTGATAGTCCCCTCCTCGATTTCCTGCATGGCATCCGCGACCTCCTTAAGGAATGGTCGAGACGTAAAGAAATCAGTATCCATGTAGAGACAAAACTGCCATAGGGAGCGCCTGCCCAATTCCCTGCGCAGTAACTCCCTGAGATAGGCTTTGTCCTGTGCGGATACCTTATCCATTCCCGAGCAAATCCATCAATTCGTTGGTGGATAGACCTGAGAAATCAGGCGCTTTGATGGTCGTTTCGACCTCCTGTCTCTCCACATATCCCCGTTTTTTTCCCTTGGTTTTCAGGAAGAAAATGATACATGCAGTGTTCCCGTTGAGTATCTCCTGATGTAGTTTTGATTCGGCTAAATCGAGCGCCATCGACTCGATGGAATCAATCGCCTGCCGATACTCTGAGTCCTCCCTGAGCCATCGGTAGTGAGTATCTCTCGAGACTCCGACCGACCTGCATGCCGTGGTGACGATTCCGAGGGACTTTTCCATCGCCTGAATCATCATTCCTTTCTGAACGCCCATGCTCACTCTTTTTTTAGTGTCTCCCTTTGTAAGAGAGTCCCCCTCCTTTACGCTTGCTTTCATATGTTAAATTTTGTTGAATCAACAAACTTTTGAATGACTTTTACGCCCTCTATCCTTGATGCTTTTGTTCTGATGGTTAGGATACGTCCCCCCAATGGTTTTGGAGGCGCACCCCTTTCAATGTGCCATCCGTGATTTGCATCTCCGTACTCCTCTTTATATGTGCCTGTTATCATCATATGTAGGGGTCTGAGTTCGGTTTTGTATCCTGTTTTGGGATGCTTTACGATAGATTCTCTCACATCGTTACGGGCTGAGTTCTCATGTATGTGACCCATAGCAAATACATCAAAATCCTCGTATATCTCCAGTGCTCTCGTTAGGTTGATTGCACCCTTTGTCACTATTCCACCCCCACCTGAGCCGTGATGCATCTTTATTCGTGTAGTGGTTTGAGTGTTTGTACCTATGTTTTGTTTGACTATTACCCATCCGCTATATCCTCCTGTATGTACCGCCGTACCACATTTGTAGTTCAGCAGGTCAACAAATCTACGGAGTAGGTCGGTTTCCTGATACTTGATTATCCCTGTCTCATGGTTTCCATAATGGATGACCTTGATGATTTCAGCATATGGGGCAAACCAATCGACTGCGCTCTCCACGACTGAATCGAGATACCTCGCGTTATTGTGTTCAGGTCTTATATCGGATTTGTTTCGGCGATTGTCTCCCCTCCCTTGCATCAGGCAAAATGTGTCCCCATTCAATATCACGGGGATGTTTTTCTCCTTGCAGTAGTCGAGATGTCGTTTCAGGAGGTCTCGGTCGCAGTGCGGATTATCCCAGTGTAGGTCACTCATCATAGCGATTTTGATGCTCTCGCCGTGCGTTATCAATTCGTGTACGTTTCTTGAGTGCTTTCTTACCTCCATTTGGTTAGTTTTAAGGTTATTTTATAGTCAAAG